ATCTCCTTATCCTTAGCCTCAATCAACTCAACCATTTCATTGAACTTTTCTACTATAGACTTTTCTTTGTCAGTCATCATAAGCTCTGGCTCATCTCCTTTGTCAACAAGCTCCACAGGATACCTATTATGAAAGTCCTTGTATATCTCATATAAGTCTTTATCATATATCTTAATCTCATCAAACACTTTAAGGCCGTGCAATACTGTTGCGTGGCCTTTGCCAAACTTAGCTCCTATATCGGAAAGAGTGTTAAACGTATACTCTTTTGCTATCTTATAGTATATAGCTCTACATAGAATATAAGGTCTCTTTCTTGTATTCTCGCTTAACTTTAAATTAGTCTTTGCTTCTATTGTGTCTATTATAAAATCTAAATCAATTTTCATCCTTCTTAAAGTTTATTTGTATAAGGTCACCCTTATCTTGTTCATCTCTTATTTTGTAATAATCTCCTATAAATGTATATGTATCTAAAGCCCTCTTTATACCAGCACATTGCTCATACATCTCTCTTCGCTCATACTCTAACATAAGCTGTCTTAAGTCTTGCTTAGTAATTTCGTGAGCTAAATCATACATAGCCATATAATAGAACTCATCTATTAATTCTTTCTTTGACATCTAAATACTTTTGGTAGTAGCTTTTAGTTTGGCTGTAAGTGTATCCTTTATATATTCCTCCATTCCACATTCTAACCATCTCCTCTTCAGTAGGGAACCTGCAATGCTTCTTAAGGAACACTTCCTTACCATAACACATATATAATCTAAATACCTCCTCAGAGGCTTCCTCAGAGAACATATCCTCGTGACGGTAATCAGTACCATAAATACGATTAACATCGCTTAAAACGCTTCTCTGTATCTGTAGGATGCCATAAGAAGTTCCATTATCCCCTACGGCTTCTACATTGTTATTTGTTTCTACTGTCTTTAAGATTGACATTATAGATGTCAATCCACTAAGCAGAATGGTTAGAGTTCTCATAACACTTCTTTAAGTACATAATTACGTACAGAATCTAATGGGTCTGAGTCTATGTAGAAATGCTTGTAAACATTCATAGCTTGTCTTACCTTCTCTCTACCTCTCTCTATAAAGTCTGCACTACATTCAAAGATACCTATGTCTTTAGTATCCTTGTCAACTACTAAGAATATAAACTCATCAGCATCAAACAAAGATAAGTAAAGAGCAGCTTGTAAATCATAAGAGAAGTTCTTAGCACTCCACTTAAAGTTAGGAACTCCCTTACTTGTAGTTTTCAAATCAATAATTGTCTTTCCCTTCATAGCATCTGCTTTACCTCTAAATGGCAATCCGTTTAGCATCTTGATGGCTGGTGCCTCAAAGGTACAGCCATCTAATAAGTTGTAAGCCTCATTGCAATCCTTAACAGCTTTGGCTATCCAATGTGCTGAGTCCATCTCTGACTTAGTATACACAGTCTCTGGGCCGTGTTCAGCTGTAGCTTCCTTAAAAGCTTTGACAGCCTTAGTACCATCTATAACAACCAAGTCTTGCAGCCTGTGTGGCTCTAACACAGCCAAGTGTACAAGCCTACCATCCCTCAAAGGTTGAGAGTTGCTGGAGCTATACAAACTCTTTTGATAAGCCTTTGGACTATCCATCAGCTTCTTCGCAGCTGAACTGCTCAAAGCGTGTTTACCTAAGTGACCATAGTAAAAACTATCGTCATACATTTTCTTTAATATAGCCTCTTCTTCCCAAAGCTCTCCATTTAATAACTTAATCATCTGTAATATGTTTCTAATATTTCTTTTTCTAAATCAGCTATAGTCTGTTCAGTCAACATAAAGTCAACACAAGCATCTCCAATATGAATACTCCACACCTCAAAGCAATCGTCAGATCCAGGGTAATCATAAGTAGTAGGCTCTTCTGGAATGTAAGCACCAGTCACAACAAAGTCAATTCCTTCCCAAGTTATATTATACCTTCTCATTGCAGCTCTCTTTAATAGTTTCTACACATTTGTCAATCCAACTTGAAACAAAGATTTGTTCCGTGTCTTTGAGATGATATGATATCGCCTCTAAGTCTTTAATTACTTTTTCCATTGTTATTTGTTTTAATGTTATACGCAAATATAAACATTATTTGTTAATAAACAAAAACAAGCGTAAAAAAAGAGGGACTATCTGTCCCTCCATTTAGTGTAGCATACTGCAAGCCTTTGGTCTTGTCTTGGGTATTCCTTATTCATAGTAGGATTTCCCATACACCTATTCATAAAGTCTTTCTGCTTCTCTGTTGGTTTTGGTTTAGGTAGTGGCATATTATCTATCTTTATAGTTATAATTATAAGGGCTTATATGGCCCTCTTTTATTTCGTTAGTCTCTTGGTTTCTTAACTCTCTAACATAAGCTATCTCTCTTTCTATATAGTCCTTAGCCTTGTATAGGTCTTGTAGTTCATCATCTTTCTTACCAGCCCTTGCTATATACTTAACTACATTACCTCTGTTAAAGTTTAAAGCGTAATGATTACACACGTCTATAATGTCGTAATCCATTCCATTATCATAATGTATTGCATTGCTTCTCATATTCTAATTTTTGTTTGTTGATTAATAATTTTATCTGCTTTACTTAAATTCTCATCTGCCCAAAGTGGTTGTAGATTACTATAGTGACATAGCTGTTTTATTCTTTCTTCTGTTTCTGCAGAAGCCAATGGAATTATATGGTCTATGTGCCAATATCCATAATTCTCCCAACACATACCCTCTTTAAATTGTCTTTCTATGTGTTTTTTAACAATCTCCCAGTCTACTCCTAACATTTCTTTTGTTTTAGTTTTCTTAGAATAACCTTTATTTTTAAATGCATAATAAGTTCTACTTCTTAGGTTATGCTTCATTTTAAATAAAGGGTCTTTTTGTTTTCTTTGTCTTTTATACTCATTAATCTTTTGCCTATTGTTAGCTCCGTATTCTCTTTTTTTAAACAAAATACTCTCTCTGTTAGCCGCATAATGTTGTTTACGATATTCATTAGAACAAGTCTTACACTTTTGAGACAGACCACCTTTACCTTTATTGTTTTTGCAAAACTCTGTTACTGGCTTCTCAATTTCACAAGTGTTGCACTTTTTCATATCAATCTATCTTTAAAAATTCTGCATTAGCATATTCTTGGAACCATTCCTTATTGTCCTTGTACTTGTCTATGATTGCATCAATCATTACAAGCTCATCTATGGATGAGCCTTTAATCTTATCTACAAGTTCTTCTATCTTGTTTAAGATGTTAGTCACCATCTCTGGATCGGTATCATAAACTGTATTGAACTCTTCTCTAACAACCTCCTCCAGCATCGTGTTTAGTTTGTTGATTTGTTGCTTTACATTCTGTTTGTATTGCTTAGTCAATCGGAGGCCTTCATTGGCCTCCAATAATAACTGAGATAGCAATACTGTCTTTAAGTAATTTAATTGCATATCGTTCATAATATTCTTATTCCTTCGTTTATATTTAAGTATGTTACTTCTTTTGCTATCCTATTTGTATTTGCAAACTGAGTAGTTGCTGGATTTAAGTAATTAGTCTCCCAATCTTTCTTGATGAAATATAAGTTAAACATCCATATGCCTTCTGGAGTTGAGTTTATATATACTGGTATGTCTTTATGTTTAGCCACTTCGCTTATCATAGCGTCATACTTTTTCTTCTCCAACAACAATGTGTCGTAGTGCTTTCTCCTGCACTTAAGCTCTATGCGATGCCTTCTCTCTGGAGAGTAGCAATCCCATCTGCTCATCGGATTCTTGCTCTTGAGGAGGTCTGGGTAGAAATTACTACCCAGCCACTCAAACAAATCTTTTTCTTTCCAACTACTTGTTATACTCATCAATAAGTTGTTTCAAAGCATTATAAGTACTCCTAAAGCAAGAGCCGCAAGATGTAGGCTGTTTCCTATCATTAAACACTCTATTGTAAATCTTAAGCATCTTTAACTGAACAGTCTGACTAACTACATTAGTAGGTCTCTTCATTTGCTCTACTAAATAGTTGTACTCTTCTTCAGTAAGACACTCAACCTTTTTGTAAGGGAACTTTTTGTTTAGTGTCTGCTTTCTTTCTGTACATCCACAGTCTTCTCCAGCCAAGAATTTAACAGCTTTCTTTATTCCAGTAGCTGTAGTAATCTTTTCAATGGTATCTCCAAGTCCAGTAGATTCAGAAGCTGTAGCTTCTTCTCTTGACTTGAGCCATTCTTTGTACTCCTTAGTACGCTTGTCTAATCCTTCGTAGTAGGTTTCGTCTTTCATTGTTTCTTTGGTTTGATTAAGTGAAAGTCACCATTCATATAGTCTTGGTAATCTTCAGCGAATTTATTGTTCAATATATGCTTGTAATTCTTAATAGAATTGTATATACTCATAAGGGTTATGCCAGAGCCATTTGCAATGTCTCTAAGCGAAAGGTCTGTCTTGAAGTATAGCGAAGACAATATAATGTCGTAGCGTTCCCAACCCATAATCTCAGAAGACATAGAGTCTACTAAATTGTGAAAAGCCTCTTGCTCATCAAACTCATCCGAATGAAAGTCATCACCAGGATCAACATCATCGGTCTCCATATATTCAAAGAACTTATATTTGTTTTTAGCTTTCACATAATCAACAAACATATTTTTCAATGTAACGTAGATGAAGAATCTGTTAACCTCATCATCATTGTACATAATTTTCTTTTGGTCAGAAACAAGTCTATGTATACGCAAATACATACTCTGCACTATATCTTCTGCAACGTGCTTATCACATCCCATATTGACAACCATCTTAATCCATAAGGTATGGTTCTCTGCAAGTTTTTCTAATATCAATATCTAAGTGTTAGGGTTATTTTATCTGTTTCCCCATAGTACTTTTCTAAGTTATTTATACAAACAATATTCTGATCTTGCTCATAAACAACTCCCTCCAAGGCATCTAAAAATGCCTTGTTGAGGTTGTCTTGTAAATCAGGTTTGGTTGGTTTATAAATCTTGCCTTGTTGTCTTTTCTTTTTGCTAAATGCTTTTGGATATGCATACTGATAATGTAGCTGGTCTATAAAAATCAAAGTGCCAGCAGGGATTATTTGAAATCCCTCTGGCAATTGATCACTAACTAACTTAACTAAATATGCTTGATAATCCATTATCTTTTTTGGTTTGTAAGACCTACCACTACGAGTAAACCTTACAGATTGATGAGGTTGTGCCCTCAAGTTGAATGTCAATTCTAATTTATTCAAACTTCTTTGTGTCAAATTTATCCAAGTCTGTGTCTATCACAGATGGCAATCCATAGTCATCTATCTTATATGAGAAGCTATTAAAAGGAAAGTTTCTGCTTTCCTTACATAGCACCTCTATGTATCCTTCATCAAAGTTAGGCATTAGCTGAACTGCTGTCTCTGCCTTCTTATATAAAGCACTACCCAAATGTCCAGTAGCCTTATTAGTTCCGTGGTTAGAATGTATCACAGTAAGTATAGTACAATTGTATTCTAATGTCCAAGACATAAGTTTCTGTATTATCTTATTTGATTCATCTATATTATTCACGTCACTCACTAAATCTGCTATTCCATCTATAATAACCAATCCTGGGTTATTTACTTTCCTACTCAAGCAGTAATCTATAAAATCTACTCTCTTATCATAATCAAGCTGTCTAAGGCCATAAGTATGATAACACTCATTGTCTAAGCCAGTCATCCTTAATACTCTCTTAAACACTCTCTGAGCGTGAAACCTTCCTTGCTCAGTATCAAAGTGCAATAAGCACTTATCGTCTCTATATCCTTTTATTCCTTTTGTATATCCTTGTGAGTTTCCTCCAAGGAAAGCTGCACTAAGCAAGCTTACAAAAAAGGTCTTGGTGGACTTTGGTGGTGCCTGTACAAAAATTAGGTTTCCAAAAGTTCCTATAGGAGTTGGATATGTAACTCCTCCCATCGTATGTTCTCCAAAGCTTAAGGACACAGGAGGGTGTCCAATCTCTTCATTAGG